AGACTACCTCTCAAATATGGAGTAATATAGCTAAAATGCCGTTAGATATTCTTTGGGATAAATATAACATTGCTTCAAAGAACTTTGATGAAAACCTTAAAACTCTTGATAGAAAAACTGAGTCTAATAAGGTTTATAACCTTGCGGCAAAATATAAGCGTGAACTGGAATCATTATATAATGAGGCCATAGGTGAAGGCTTGTATGAGTTTGCAAATGGTATGAAAGAGGGTATTTCAAATATCCAAAGGGAGTTCATTGACCCTCTCAAAGACACAAGTTCAGCATGGAGACAGTTGGAGGGTGAAGAAGGAGAAAGTTCAAAATCATTAGTAAAGGCTCTTAAAAATTATACTGATGAACAATCCAAGCTCAATAACCAAAAGCAAAGAGGTACCATTACTGAAAAGGAATATAAAGAAGTTATAAAAAAGGCTGGTGCTGAGACTTGGGAAACAATATCTGGTATTGAAAACCTTGAGGAGGAACTTAAAGCACTTGGTACTGAAGCAGTTGCTATTGCAGCACAGGTTAAGATTGCCTGGCAGACATTAAATGCTGAAGAGGCTGCAAATGTCATTAGTGGCGGTAAATCAAAGGATAACCCATATACAAAGTTCCTTAAGGATTATCCAACATATCAGGAAAGAGATAAGTCAAGAGACTGGAGACTAAATGCAAAACAAGTTGCTCAAGAAGACCTTAAACATTTAGAGGATTATAAGGATGATATTCAAAAGTGGCTTGATAATCTTGACCCACAGGAGTTTGCTGACATATTTGCACAGGCAATTCCTTACATTGATAAAGCCAGGAATGAACTTGAAAATGTAAAGAAAAACATTAATAACCAGGATATACTTATTGCTTATATTGAACAACTTGATGAAGTAGATGCTATTATCAAGGACATTGAGGAGCATACAATGAAGATTGGTGATTTTGCTCTACAGACAGCAAGAAACTTTGGTAGGCAAATTGAACAGGTTGGCTCACATACAATTTCAATTGCACAGAATATTGATAAAATACGTGAACTAAATGGTTTAGAACCAATATTTGACAATGATGCAATACAAAAGCTCCAGGCTTATGCTAATATACTTAAAGACTTGGTGGGCATCTATGATGCCGTTAAGAAGGCCATGGAGGTTACTGCAGCTATAGATGATTATAGAAGTGCTCAGATGCTTAAAAACTCACTTCAGAACGTGGCTGCCATTGGTGCTGAAACTGCTGCAGAACAAGCTCAGGCCACAGCCTCTATGAAAGCTGCCGTTGCTGGTGGTGCCAGTTCTGTTGCTAAAACTCCTTGGATAGGCCCTGCTCTTGCCGTAATTGCCGCTGCTGCAATATCTTCAGCAATTATATCAAATAGTAAGAAAAACTTTGCGTCTGGTGGCATTGTCCCTGGAACAAGTTACTCTGGTGATAAAGTTGTGGCTGGCCTCAATTCTGGAGAAATAGTTATGAATAAGGCACAACAGCAACATCTTTGGAACTTTCTTAATGGACAAAACAGTGGTGTTGGTGGAGGTCAGGTTCAGTTTAAAATATCAGGGCGTGACCTCATAGGTGTTCTAAGGAATGAAAAATTACTTACTACAGGTAAACTTTAATACTTGATTATATTTAAAGAAAAGGTATCTTTTAATAGATGCCTTTTTTTGTGTCTGATAAGAAATAACCTTTTTTATAAAAGTATTTTATTTATGGCTAATTACCGTGCAGAATTTTGTTCACTCAAGGGTGTTCAATACAAAATTGAGATAGTAACCAACAGTGCTGATACAACATACAATGAGTTGACATTGGCTGGCGGTTCAAGTGTTAAACTGGATTGGAATAATTCAGAAACACCTTTTGACCCTATAAGGACATCTACACTTTCAATGACCTTTGTTCACAATAGTTATCTTGATGACTTACTTAAGCCTCATGCTGATGATGTACTTGTTAGAATGTATACAAAAAGAAGTGGTAGCTGGATGAGTAGACCAGAGTTCATTGGTTATCTCAACCAGGCTGGTTCACAAAATGCTGGTTATGTTGATTGCTTAGAGGAAATTACGCTTACGGCTAATGATATTCTTCAAACAGCCCAGTTCAAAAAGTATACAAATAAGTCTGGTACCAGTAAGAAACAAGTTGTGACATATCAGGATATATTGGAAAAGTTTATGGACTTATATCCAATTTATTCTATTAAGTGGGCTAAGTCTAAGTTGGCTCCAGATGAGTTATATACTTATGGTTCAAATGTTCCTCCACTGTATTGTATTCCTGAAAACTTATACATTTCAGAAAATAATTTTTATTCATCAGATACTGATAGTGCCTGGGACTGGCAACACGTTATTGAGAGTATAGCCAAGTATTTTGGTTTTACTGCAATGATGTGGCATGACACGTTGTATTTTTTTGATTTACTTGCTTATTCAAGAGTTGATGAAAATACTTTTAACACTGTTAGGCTAGGTTTTTATGAACACATTAAGGGTTCAAGTTATTGGGGCCCAGCCAGTGATGAAACTGGAACTATAAAGAAAATAGTGGCTTCATCTTATAGAGGAAGTAACAACCAAATATCACATTACCCAGTTTACAATAAAGTAAAGGTTGTAGATAATTACTATCAAGTTGGTGAACTCATTCCAAGTCCACTAGCTGATGAAAACCTAGTGCCTGAATATGAATCAAGAAAGGCTTGCAGGTTTAATAAGCCACGTGTTAAACCGTGTTTCTATAAAAACAAGGAAGGTGATAGTGTTGCTGATGCTGGTGAAAATTATTTATATTATAAAAGAGAATTGAAAAATAAGTGTTATGATTCTCACTTTTACAGCGGCAATACAGAATTAACACAGGCTCAATTAGATGAGTGGGCTGACTACAGTGTGGAAGACTGGTATGAGCAATATCAAGGTACTACAATTAGATTATATGGCTATGATATACAATTCTGGTATCAAAGTAATGGCCCATTTGTTTCAGAACAATTTACAGAGTCTGGTATTTCTGCAGTATTTAAGGTAGATGGTGGATTTGATACGGTATTTATAAGGTGGAATGCAGAATGGACCAGAGATGTATATGGAAATTATGTGCCATCTTTTAGTTTATTGGTTGACTCCCAGAACTATATTGATTGCTTAAGAGTATATGATTATGACTATCAGTGGCATGAGTTTAATGATAACACAAGACATTTCTATTATAGGATAGACGGTGTTCATTTTTATTTTATTCCAATACCAGACCCAATTGAATCTATAGCACCGTGGACTTATGCTGGCTATATGTTGGTTGACCCCTGGGGATATGTTGAAGAAAGATTCCCTATTACTCAATATCCACCAATGGAAACGTATGGTAGTACATATATTGATGTTCCAGGTTCAGAAAATGTTTGGTTTGCGTATTTGATGATGTCATTGGATAATAGTTCAAATGATAACAGTAAAGATTTTGACATAACGTTTACTTATAATTATGCCTCAAATACACCTACTGTTGTAAAGAGAACTGCTACTGTTGAGCCACACGGACAACAGTTAATAGAACTTTATGCCTATCCGTCAACAGCAATATATGGAGGCAGTGATGACTGGAAGATTGAGGTTAATGGCCACGTTCAGACCTTTACCAGAAAGGATAAAACAAACTCTGTTTATCCAAACAGAACTAGTCCTTTAAGATGGTTTAAAGGTGCTAAGATTCTTGAGATAGCAAACATATCAATAGATGATTACAAAAATGAGATACCTTCAGATATAAGTTTTAACAGGGCCTTATGTATAAGTCAACAGGGTGGTACTACAGGAACTACTGCAACCACAAATCTTAATAGATATGCTTCAGTATATTCATTAAAAGACAGTGTTGCTCCTGCACTTTTGATTAATAACAAAACAGGTATCATTATTGATGCTGATGTTACATTTGAGAGATATTGGGGTACTGACTATATCAATCCTGACTGGTCTGGAGAACAAACTAAAGGTATTGATGTAAACCCAGCACTTATGTTGGTGCTTGGTATTGGTAACAAGTATTGGAACGGTTCACAGTGGACAACTACTAAGGCTGCTTTTGCAGTGCCTCTACAATGGAGAAATGCTGGTACGGAAAAAGATATAGACAATAATGTTTATAATACTGGCCTTCACATTAGGAATCAGGTTTCATGGGACACATGGACTGGTGAGAAGGGTTATTATATTCCTCTTAATGGTGTAGACCTTAATGGTGTCATTACATTTGATATCAGGATGCCACGTGAAATACAAGGCAGTTCAACCATCCAGGATGATATGAATGGTATGTGCTGGATTAATAAACTTGATATTGTTTTAGGCACAAAAGGCAGTGAGCTTGATGACCTTAATGATATTGTTTATGAAAATATTATTGACAGTGATGCTGTTAATGAGATTCAGCCAATAAGCCTTGATATTACAAGTTATCCAGAAGTGGGAAAAATGTCTTACAGTCATATTGGATATAGGCAAAAACTTATGCCAAAGACAAGAGACATAATGCTTTATGCAGAAGAGGCACCTCAGGAGGAAAACCTTATCCAGAGATATGTACATCAGTTCCAAACAAAGACAACTGTTAAGGACCTTGATTTAAATCTAAGTGATACCAAGTTTTATCAGTATACTGAGGAACACGGAGTATTTGCTTATATAGATACATATGATGATAATGATGAGTATAAACCATATGTAATATTAGGACAGTCAAATGACTATTATATGGATTTATCATCTGTTCATCTGATGGAGCTTAAAAAATATTATGAGTATCCAGAGTGTAATGTAGTTAAAGCAAAGTTTTCTGACAACAATTATCCTGAGACTATATACTTTACCAATGACTATAATAACAGGCAGGTAGATAAGAAAGTTACACAATCTGGTTCTAGCTATATTGTTGAATATATATTCCAGAATCCTATATCATATTTTGATACAACAAACTTTAAAGGTTTGACAAATCTTACTGATGTTTGGCTTCCTGACACAATTAGCAAGGCTTATAGCTTAACTTATATGAAGCCAGCAGCCTTTTCTGGATGTACTAACTTAAGCCATATTGCTATTAATTCAACAAAGGCTCCAAGATTATTTACAGATACATTTGAAGGTCTTGCTAATGATGGTTATCTTGAGGTTCCAGCTAATGCTGATTATAATGATTGGTATGCAGCTTTACCAGAGGGTTGGTCAGGTATCATATTTGCTGACCCGTCAACAACAATAGGAGTAGGCTCTGTTTACACCGTTTGTACAAAAAATATGACATATGTTGGTTCCCAGGCATCAAATCTAAGGGCAACTAGCAACCAGGAATGGGTATCAACTAATATATCTTTAACAAGTGGCAACCAGTATGTTCTAACTATGGCTGTAAGTGAAAATAAAAAGGCTTCTCTTAGACAGGCTATAATTACTGTTTCAGATGGTGTACAAACTAAGTTTATAACAATAAACCAGTCTGCAGCTGCTAAGGTACTTAAAACTAATCCTCCTATCAACTCTGCAGTATCAATTACATTTAATGCTCAGGGTACACCAAAGGCAACAAGTAATAATTATGTTGATATAGATGTAATTACAAATAGTGATGGTAGTGATGTGACGTTTACTCCTAGTGCTGATTGGATTAATGCCAACTGGAAAGATAGTTTATGGATAGAAAATGAAGATGGTACCATACATAGGGCTTTACGCTTTAATTGTGATAAGGCTGGTATAAATAGAAATGGTACTATAGTCATTTCAAACGGTACTACAAATATTACAGCTAGCATTGCCCAGGATGGAGAGGCTAAGATTGAATGGATATTTAATGCTTACAGGGCAGGTGCTGGAAGGTCTGGAAGTGGATGGCTTGGCCTTAGTTATAATGATAGAGACGGACAAATACATTGGAATGCCTATTCTACTGATGAGTGCATACTTCCAAGAATAGAGCTTAGATATGAAGGAATGTCTGATTTTAATTCTGGTTCTTCATTAACCCTTAAGATAACACAGACCAATTCAAACTTTACCAGTTATTATGTGCCATTACAGATAGATACTACTTATGATGGCCCTGGTTATGTATTTGTTCCTTGCTTTGAAAAGTGTGCTGAGTTAGCTCAATACTGGGAGTGGTTCATGCAACCAGCTTGGGGTAATCCTAATGGAGGTACTTTTGTTAGAAGTTGTGCTTATCCTTGGGATAAGTCAGGTAGTGATTTTGCAGACTGGAACTTAACAAAGGGTGTATCAGTAGGCAGTGAGGTTAAGTTTGAGGTATTACAGCAAGATATACCAATAGCACTAACCAATAAGGTTGCTTATCTTAAACTTAAATCCTAAGTCAGCTAAATAATGAGCTTTTTAAAGAAAGAAAGATATGACTTTAGCAATAAAAAAGACAGCCATACAGACCAAGGGAAGACGTGAGTTCAATTATGGTAATGGTGATGATAAAAATAGGTTTGTTGGTTCCTCAGAGGTTAACATAATCTCTGGGGGTACCACTTATCATGCTGGTGCCAATATTCAAATAGCCCAAGATGGTACAATAAGTGCAACGGATACAAAATATGTTGCTGGCCATAATATTGTTATATCTGGCAATGTGATTAGTACTGAGGCTGAGTTATATACTGCTGGTGAAAATATAAGTATTTCAAGCGGCAATGTAATAAGCACTTCAGCAAATGTACACTCAGACTTTGCTAATCAAATAGTTATATGCACACAGAATGCTTATGATAATATGCCTTCACATGATGCAAGTACAATATATCTAATAACTGCTTCATATTTAAATGTTGTACCTGGTGCTATGGATTTTGACCCTAACATTCCATTACCTATGGATTTCACAATAAGTTCAAATGACAGTTGGACAATAACAATAGAATACAATGAATAACTGGATATCTCTTTCTCAAACTGCAGGAACAGGAAATGCTGTTATAACAGTGTCTCCTGATGCCAATCCATCTGCCATTACAAGAAGCGCCACTATTAAGGTTTCTAATGGTAGTATTACTAAAACTGTATATGTATCTCAGAGGCCCGCTGCTCTTGCAGTAAGTAGTATTGATATTATAGGCCATGACTATTACGCCATACCTTATCTTGGTGGTTCTGCTACTACAAGTAATATAAGATTTAACGTAAGGGCCTATTATAATGATGGCACTTCAAGAGACCAGGTTCCAGCAACTGTTACAGGTAATACAGTTACGGCAATGACTTCTCTCAATCTTGGAACAACACCTGATACTGCAGGTACCATACACGCCGTTGCAACCTTCTCAGGTAAGTCTGATAGTACTGATGTTACTATATACCAACAGCCTGTGCCTGAAGACCATTATATGGTATACTATTCAAACAGTGACATTAATATTAAACAATCTGGATGGAGTTCTGGTTCAACGGGTAATGTTGCCAGAAAATACTGGGTTGGTGGCCAGGGAGTAATTGTATTTGATAATACAGTTTCTGTAATACCAACTAGTGCTTTTAGCGGTAATGATAGACTTACTTCACTCTGGATGCCAGACTCTATTGTAGCCATTAGTACTGGAGCCTTTGCTTATTGTAATAGTGCTACTAGTTTAACATATGAAGGCACTGTTGATAATTGGAATAATATTTACAAGGCTGAGGGTTGGTATGCTAATAGTGCCCTTGAAGTTGTTCATTGTAGTGATGGTGACGTATGGCTTGATGATAAGTTGGTAAGCATCTATTTTGCTGGTGTTAATGTAACGCCTGTACCTTATACTGGTGGTACTGTAAGTATGAGTACTTGTAATCCAAATGTGCATGGTGTATTCAGGAGTGGTGCTGATATGCAAATTGGTAATGGTAATTTATCATTTACCGCAACCCCAGTAACCATTTCTACAGTAAGCACTGCAACTACTGTAACCCAGGCTGGTACAATACAAATAAATGCTGCATATAGTGGTGTCAGCGCAACAACTGTTCTTACTGCTACAACAAATGCTACCATAATGCAACTGGCAGCACCAGAAACAAATAGAATAGCATATAGTGCTTCAACGCCTATTGTATTTACCAGTGATGCTATAAATAATTTTGAGGCCAATATAATAGCATCAGGTTATAGCAATGGAAGTGGTACTTATATATTTGATGGTCAAGTGACAAGCTTCTATGGTAACGCAAGTTGCATGATAACATCTGCAACCAAAGGTGCATTGACTGGTATAGATGTACCAAGTTCATTAACAAATCTAGGTCAAAATGTATTTAACGGATGTAGTGCTTTAACGTCTGTTAATGGCCTTGAATATACAGAAAACGTTTATTTACCGCCTGAAAATGCTGGTAATGGCGCATTTTATAATTGTACCAGCCTTACACATTGCGGTCTTCCACACTCATATACTTATTGGTCTGGCGGTGCTATTAAGGCTGATGTTTTCTATGGCTGTTCAAGTTTGACAACAATCATCTATAATGGTACAGAATCAGAATGGAACGCAATATCAAAGAATAGTAATTGGAGAAGAAATAGTGCTGTCAGATATGTACAGTGTACTGATGGAACTATTGATTTGGATTCAACAGGAAATGATACTATTACATATTATGCAACAGAACAGTTGAATATTCCAGATTCAGCCACAACTCCAAGTTTTACGTCTCATACTTTCAGCAATGGCGTTGGCACAATAAAGGCATCTGGTGACATTACTGTATGGGGTAATACTGATAGTGTTTGTGAAAGTAATTCAGGATTGACAGCAATAATTTTACCATCTACGGTAGAAAGGATTGGTACAAGAGCTTTCAAAAACTGTACTTCACTTAGTGCATGCACAATACCTGAGTCTTTACAATCAATGGGTGTTGAGGCATTTCAAAACACACAAATAACAGAAGTTACAATACCTTCTGGATTTACAATGTTTGATTATTGGACTGGCGCAACTTGGTATAATTATGGTGCACAGTTCCAGGGATGTAGTGGATTAACATCCATAAATATCCAATCTACCCAAATACCAGTAATGACTAATTATCTATTCTATTGGCTTTACAATACAAAAGATTTAACTATTAATTACTCTGGAACCATATCACAATGGCTATCAATGTCTTTTTCACCAAGTTGGAATTATACACCTCAATTTTATGGTAAAAATAGCGTAAGATATGTTCAGTGTCTTGATGGACTTATTGATTTGAAAGAATTAAACAAAACCATATACTATTATGCGCCTGAGCAGTTGACTATTGCTGATTCAGCAACAACCCCAAGTTTTACGTCTCATACGTTCAATGACGGAGTTGGTGCTATAAAAACATCAGGTAATGTCACAGAAATAAATGTGTCTGGTTTTACAAATTGCTCAGGTATGACAAATATATATTTACCTAGCACTGTTGAGTCTATTGGTGATTATGCCTTTACAAGTGCTATGAGCCTTACGGAAATAACAATACCTGATAGTGTAACAGCTTTGGGTGATTATATATTCTGGCGTTGTACAGGACTTACGTCAGTAAACATACCTACTGGTGTTACCTCTATTCCATATAGTACGTTCTCAACGTGTTCAAGTCTGGCAGAAATAACAATACCTGGTAATATAACAACAATAGGTGGTTATGCTTTTTACAAGTGCAGTAGCCTAGCAACAATAAATTATGGTGGTACAATGGCCCAATGGGGTAATGTAAGTAAAGGCTCTGCTTGGCATTCTCTAGCTCCAGCCACAGTTGTGCACTGTACAGATGGTGATGTAACTTTATAATTGAATTATGTATATAGGAGATTTAGACATAGAGAAGATATACGTAGGTGACCAAATAGTAGATTCTGTTTACATTGGTGACCTGGAAACGTATATTAGTAATGAATAATAATACAAAATAAAAATTAATAAGTATGAGTTGTTGTAAAGAAGATATTCTCAATTTGAGAAAGGGTTATAAATACTATGAACTTTTATTTGGTAGAAAACCTGTGGAAAAGAAAAAGGTTGAAAAAAGACCTGCTCCAGTAGTTGAGAAAAAAAATATTGAAGTTCCTGAAGATAAGATGCCTGATGCTGACAAATAATAGTCTTTTTATAGAAAAAGTAGAAGATTATGAAAAAGATGTTTAGCTTTCAGGAGGCCTGTCTTTATTTGATTTGGGCCCTTTGTATTGGAACTTTGGTAGGTGTTATGGTTAAGTTTGACTTGACAGCCTGGCAATATACCATGACTGGTCTTTTAGCTAGTTTCAATATATTAGCCATTGTACTTCCAATAATTGAGTGGTTCAAGGCAGGTAAGAAAAAAGACCTTATAGTTGAAGAAAAACCTAAAAAGAAAAAAGTTAGTAAGTAAAGATGTTTAAAGTCCTTAAAGATGCAATTGTTGGAAACGTTCCATTCTACATATTGATGAGTGTTTCAGTTATATTACTGGTAATATCTTTTTTTCTTCCGCCTACTGGTGAAATCAACTCAAGTGTAATGGCTGGTATTGGTGAGCTATTTGCCTGGGGTGGATTATGGGCCGTAATAAAGGCTATTGATAAGGGAACTAAGGCAACAATACAGCACGGACAAACATCTATAACAGTAAATGATGAAGAGGCTCAAGATTAAGCCTCTTCTTTTTTGCTATATAAGCCATTATTTTCTTTTACCTGATACATTATCTGCTAAGGTTGAAAAAGTCTCTCCTGTGGCAGGATTTTGGCCTATACGTTGAAGTTTTATATTAGTCTATACTTGGATAATTATAAAAGGGTCTATAAACATTGAAAATGTCTGATGACCATCCTATCATTTCAACCTCTTCAATCTCAAATCCACGTTCACTAAAAATGCCCTTCTCTTCCAAAATCATATTGGCCATTGAAGGCTCAATGTCTTTGTCAGTTCTCATCTTGTCTTTTTAATAAAAAAGATATGAATATAGACTACAACTTAAAACTATCAGAACACTTCACATTGAAGGAGTTCTGTAAATCAGACACAGCAAGAAAGCTTAAAATTGAAAATACACCAACACTGTTGGATATAAGTCACATGAAGGAGTTGTGCCTCAATTTACTTGAACCATTCCGTCAGTGGTATGGTAAACCTGTAATTGTTACATCTGGATTTAGATGTCCAGCATTGAATAAGGCTGTAGGAGGCGTTGCCCTCTCAGCACATCAATACGGATATGCAGTTGACATAGTACCAAAGGAAGGAAGCCTTGAAGATTTTGCCTTGAAGTGGAAAGAGTTTGTTGAGACTCATCCTGTCAAATGGGACCAGCTCATCAAAGAAACGGCAAAAAAATCTGAATGGATACACCTGGCAATAAAGAACGGTGCAGGTAGGCAGCGTCAGATGATATTTGAGATATCAGATTTTACCACCAAACCTGCAAAAGATGATAAAAATGGAAAAGGCTCCAAATAACGGAGCCTTTATTTTTTGAGACTGTAGTCATATTCAATAGACCAGGTATTTATAATGACTAGTTTAATAGTAATATATTATATTAATTAATTTTTTATTTATTTTATTAATAATAATTTATTTATTAATTTTTTCTCTTAAGACTATAGTTATATAGAACTTTCAATTGGAGGAACTAGGAGTTTGGAAATAGTTGTCCCTAATAGGATTTTACACCTATTTGTCAACTATATTAGAACTTTTCACTTGTTATCACCAGTGTGTTCATCAACAGTAGGTATATTTTTCTGCATACCTAACACCATTTGGTGCTTGCCTACATAGCCCTTACCTCATATTGGCCAAGAATGTTACAGAGGTTACACTTACACATTCCCCAGACTCACATTCCCTTGATATATTTTTCAGCCTTACCCATGGTATATATCTACTGCATTTTAACAGCTTTCTTAGTTTGTGGAGAGTTAACTAAGTAAACACCAGGTCTTCAAGTTTTAGTTCAAGTTTTTAAAAAAAAAATGAGTGGCTGTCTATATCTCTGGGGGTAATATAAACAGCCACTCTCAAATATTATAGTAATATTTTTCTTTATGCTTTATATTAGTTCCCCAGAACTTTTTTATCTAATATACAAATATAAATAGTAAAATGCAAGAAAAAATCAAAATATTTTTCATTTTTTTATCCATAATAATGGATATTTTGATGCAAGATATTTTAGTTAAAATATATTAAAGAATAAATAGTTTTTTGCTTTTCTCAATATTTATTTGTAAATTATTGAAAAAGAAAAAAATGGAGAAATACAGTAACAGTAGGATATATTCCAGGATGTACGGATTTACCTTTATTCATGTAAGGGACAATCATTTTAAAAATCTGGAAGATGTATATGAATGGGCCTCAACTGATAAGGAGGCAAAAGAGATATTTGGACTAGCTGAAGACCCAAAATATTATTGGTTGGCGGTAAGAGATTCATTCAATGATTGTAATGAGCAAGTGGCTCAAGGAAAGAAACCAGAGTACAATAAACCTATAACAAAATTATTTAATATAAGATATGGCAATATTTCAGTATGACAAAAGAAAAGAGCTCATAGGACAGTATAGAACTGTTAAAGATGCTGCTGACAAAACGGGATTCAGTGCCTTTGAAATAACACAAAATATTCAAGGCTCAATTAAACTGTTAAGGGGAACTGTTTTTTCAACCATTGAGTTGATTAAGTCAAAACAAAAAAAGAACAATTATGCAAGAGTGCAGGTATGAGTATAGAAGTAGAGAAGGTAAGACCTGGACACCATGGCACCTTTCAGCATTTACATCAACTATGAAAAATATTAAGGTTAATGGCTTAAGAGTTGAGTATAGAGATATTTAATAAGTAAATAAGTGCTTATTAGATTAGTTAACATTTCATTTTATATTAATTCATTATTATGTTTTGAGTTGGACTGTCTGGGAAGATGGTCCAATTTGTTTTTTTTCCTTGCTTTTTCAAAATAGTTTTTGTATATTATATATGTAAAATTTTGATTCTTTTTTCATGATGTTAAAAATTTAAAAATGTTATTTTTAATTGAGATTGCCTGTCTGTGAAGATGGGCAATTTTGTTTTTTTTTTCTTGCTTTTTCAACTATTTATTTGTATATTAATAATGAACTCCAGCGGGAGTTTAACTTGTGTCATATTTGTTTTATTTAGTATTTTACACTGGGCACCTTGGGCTTGTGAAAGTATAAGGTGCTAATTTGAAACCATTTTTTTCTTTTATATAACTACCGTTTTTTGTGAACAATGGCTCTAGAGATATCTAGGGCCTTTGTTGTTTATGTAATTATTTTTTTGTATATTTATAAAAAGTTGTAAGATGAATAGCACATTAAAACTAGAAAAAATAGGAAAGTTAAAATATACCGTAGAAGTATCCAAATGCCCAGGGATGCACATAGAAGCTGAGTATAAGATAACAGTCCCTGATGTGGATGATTTTATCTACTATGCTCAAAAGAGAATAAGAAAGCTCATAGCCCTTAAATACACTAACTATATATGTGTATGTGAATACAATCAAAAGAATCACTATCTGATGATAGATATTGTGCTACCATCAACGCGGCTCTTTAAGACATGGAAAGAGAAGAGGCTGTGGGCTTATTCACCTGGCAGTCCAATAAAGGAGCTTATGACAATCATTGAATCCAAGATGGAGGATATCATAGATGATTATGAGCCCAGGAAAGCTAAAGAATGGTATTGCGGTGATAGATTATATGAAGATGTGGTTTAATAATATTTAACATTTAAATGATTGATTTTTTAGCACTTCAAACTAATTATTTATAAAAAAGAATAATATGGAAAAGTTTAAGTTATTTTTAAAACATTGCTGGGCTGTACTAGTACCAGGGATATGTGGTGTATATAGTTTTATTAAATGTTTTTCAGCAGAACCTTGGTATAAATCAGCATCAGATGGCGTTTGTGCAGCATGTGGAATAATGATGGCTATTCTTTTAATTGTTTCACTCATAAAGACACCAACAGAAGGATATATAATGACGCCTGATGGTCCCATATATGAAACAAAGGAAGATGCTATTGAAGCAATGATAAAGGAATTAGAAAAAGAAAAGGAAAATATTAGAAAGACAGAAAAATAAAAATATTTAACAAATTAATTAGATATTTTCTTGTATTTCAAACTATTTATTTGTATATTACTAAAAGTAGAATTTAACATTTCTCTTATTATATTGTTTTATCTATTAATTTTTTTTTCTTGGGGCTCACATTGTGGGCCCTTTTCTTTTAATTATTTTTAACTAAACTAATTTAATTTTTTACCAAGGTAACCAATATTTATTTGTATATTAATAGAAAAAGATTGTTTGTATATGATAATAGAGAATTGGAGACAGTTAGAGATACCATTTAAAACTGAAGAATGGAGGGATATACCAGAATATGAAGGGCTATACCAAATAAGTAATCTTGGTAGAGTGAAGAGTCTTAATTACAATGGGACTGGAAAAGAGAAAGTAATGAAACCAATAACTGATAAAGATGGTTATTTATTTGTTACTCTTTGTAAAAATAGAAATAAAAAAATGTATAAAGTTCACCGTCTGGTGGCTCAGGCCTTTATTTCAAATGATAACCCAGAGCATAAAACTGAAGTGAACCACATCAATGAAGATAAAACTGATAATAGGACCTGCAACTTGAATTGGATGACCCGCAAACAAAATGTAAACTGGGGTTCTGGAATAAAACGCTCTAGTCAAAAAAGAAGCAAGCCTATAAAACAACTCTCACTAGATGGGGCCCTGGTTACCATTTGGCCAAGTATAATGGAGGTTGAGAGAAAAAATGGGTTTGCGCCTAACAATATTTGTAAATGTTGTAATGGTAAATATAAAACCGCCTATGGCTTCCGTTGGGAGTATGCTTAAAAAATGTCTTATTATGGTAGAAAGAGATAATATAATGAAACAAAAGTCTGATGCTGAAATTGAATCAATTAATCAGGTAATAAAATATGTTTTTGAAAATCCCAGAAGTCTTTATGGCAATTTCCTTTCATCATATGAAGTTCCAGTAGAAGAAGATTATGGGCCTGATATTAAAGCCACTACAATAATAAATATTCCATTATATGTAGAAGTAAAAACAACAGAAGAGCCGTTTTTTAGTGCTGGAACTATTAACCCTTATTTTAAATTAGATAATTACCGCCAACCAGTAACGTTTGAAAATACGGTAACAGCTACTAGCATCACCACTGGCAATTGCTATGGTGATAGGAACGCATATTCTACAACTATTCCAGAAGAATATAAAAACAAATATTATTGGATTATAAATGCGGCTCAGGAATATAATAAAACCCAGGAACTTTTAATGACTAAAAAATGTAAATTAGTCAAGATGCTTAATGAACAATGGGCATTTGCTTATGTTTTAAAAGATGGAGTTTTATTTTTTGGCCCAGAAAAGTTTGAAGATGCTCTTGGTCCGTTTGTAAGAGTATGGTGTAGACATACTGAAAATATAAAAGACAAGAAGCCAAAAGAAAAAAGCTGGGAGCTTAAACGCTTGATAGACCTTGAGAAAGGCACGTTTATTCCATTCAACTAACCTTTTATAATTTTATCAATAGCCTTTTTAATTAACTTGGCTTGGAGCTTTTCACCTTTCTCAAGCAAAGACGTGTCAAATATCTTAGCATACCTGGCTGTTATCTTTGTATCTGATGGGTCATGGCCTAAACATTTGGCTACCATTTCAATTCCAAAGCCATTAGATAATAATAAGGTGCCATAAGTATGTCTACCCATATGGGTGGTTATCTCCTTGTCTATATTACATAAGTCAGCAATTTCCTTAAGGTAGGCATTCATTTTTTGATTGGTGGGCACTGGCAACTTAAACTCATACTTGGTAATTATCTCAACAGCGGAGCCCAGTAATATAGAAAAAAACTCAACCCCTGTCTTTTGTCTATTTTTCTTTATATAATAGAGCTTTGTTTCTTGGTCCTGCTTTATATCATCTTCAATTAGGCCTTTCATATCAACGTATGCTAAACCACTGTAACACTGGAAAAGAAAACAATCTCTGACCTTAGTAAGTCTATCCGTGGAAAACTCTTTGTCCTCAATGGTATCAATCTCTTTCTGGGTTAAGTATTTTATATCATCACTATTATATCCTTTCTTTAAAACAATGCCCTCAAACGGAAATACTGTGAGTTTACCGTTGTTAAAGGCGTATTTAAATACTGCCTTAATTTTATTTAAGTATGTTGAGACTGTGCTGGTCTTATATTTTTTCAACTGCTCAGCTTTATATGTGGCCATCCTGTCATAGTTTATAGTGTTTGCAGCCTCATTACCAGTTAGGCTTAAGTCATCATAGAACTTTTTTTTGGCCGTAATATACCTATCATACATTTCCTGGCTTATCTCAGCGCCAACACGTGCATTTTGAATAGATAGGAACCCTGTAAACATATCATCTAGGGTATAAGTCTTTTCCTTGCAACCATTGGTAATAAACTCTTTCAATTCTTCAGGGTCTATGTCCTGGCCAGTCATGTCACTAATGTGTTTATTGATGCTGGCCCTCACCTTCTCACAGTACTCCCTGGCAATTCCACCTTTATTAGTGGTCATTTCCTTGGTAAACTGCTGTGGGCTATATTTCATTGGTAGTGGTACCGTAATTCTTTTATAACCCTTAATACCAATTGTTACTACAATATCCGCCAGTCCTTTTTTATTAGCTCTGCTTTCTGAGCAATAGAAGTTGATGTTCATTTGAAACAATTTTAAGTTTTGAAACAAATACTGAACACAAACATATACAATCTGGATGATATAAACAAAAAAATATGCCCTAAAAATGTTATAGAGCATATTCTAAATATGGGTGGTGGAGCTGGAGGATTAAGAACCTATATTGAATATCAGCTATTTACAATAGTATTGAAACAAATAGAAAACATTTTTGCTTTTTCAAAATACTTTTTGTATATTTATATATAGCTAGGAAAATCCTAGTCTTATAATTACGTATAATATAAAATAAATAGTTGGAAACTTTGAATAGCTATTTCAACTAAAGAAATCCCCAGCCTGTGAAGGTAGGGGTTTTTTGTTTTTAAAAAAATATTTTTGTATATTAATGGAAATTATTTAAAAAGAAAAATATGACACTTTATTGGACTGATGAAAAATTAAAAGAAGAGGCACTCAAATATGAAAGATTAAATAATCTTCCTTGTGGTTTACGCACTGCTTTATATAAACGTTATGGTAATACGTTGTTAGATGTGTTTCCACATCTTAGAAGCACAAATATTGATTATGAAAAAAGGGATAATTTAGTATATTTATACACTGTTTTTAATTCAAAAATAGTTTGTTATGTTGGAAGAACCACAGATGGATGTTTAAGTCCTACTAAATCTAGACATAAAAACAACCCTAATGATGCTGTAGTTAAGTATTCAAAACAAAACAATGTAACGTTTAGTTTTAGAATAGTTGCCAATGGATTAACGGTAGAAGAATCAAAAGAAACTGAAGATTTATGGAGAAATTATTTATCCAGTTGTGGATATGAAGTATTAAATATAGCACCAACTGGTAAAAGTTCTTCTATTGGAGGTTTGGGCGGTGGAATATGGAAGAAAGAAAAGGTTATTGAGTTTATAAAAGAAAACAAAATAGAAGGAAGGAAACAATTGTTCTTAACAAATAATCCAGCTTATAATGCATGTAAAAAAAATCACTGGCTTGATGAGTTATTTCCTAAATATAAAAGGTACAAGCATTTAAATGATTGTAATTATAAAAAATGTCCAGTAGTCCAATATGATAGAAACGGATGTTTTATAGCTTTATACAAAAGTATGAGTGAAGCATCAAGAAGTACTGGAGTAGACGTATCAAATATTTGTTCTAGTTTAAAAAATAAAAATCATATTTTAAACGGATTTATCTTTAGAGAATATAAAGAAAATGCTAGTTTGTTTTCTAGCATTTAAGGAAGGGCGGGCCCCTAAAAGAAGGGGTATATTAAAATACAAAGATTTCCGTGTCCACAATAAATGGAGTCTTTTCTGAACCACCAGTGCTTTCACACATAGCTATGAGAGAGTCAACTTTTTTGCCCTTATAAGAATCCTTTGTTATCTTCTCATTACCATTGGCATCACGTTTAATTATAGCATTACTAAATTGCCATAATATCATAGAACTTGCCTGAATAACGCATTTATTACTTCTGATTTGTGTCTCAAGACTCTTGGTGGGACCGTTAAAGTTACCAATAGCCTGGCTAAACTGTTCAACATTAAATCCCATGTCTTGTAATTGTGTCATTGTGCTGACTGCATTCCACATATCAGAATAAATAGCTTGTATTGGGCAAACCTTATTAATTTCAGCTATTTTATTTATTATATATTCAAAATCAGTTACGTTTCCAGGGGTAAGAGTTAAACTGCCTTCATCTATAAACTTTTCATAAAGATACCTTTGTGGGTGTGTCTCTAAAACAGCATTAGGAAGAAAACACCAGTTTAAATAATAGTTTATACCGTCTTTGTTTATGAGCACATTGAGGGCCGTTATATCAGAAACAGCACCAAGGTCTAATCCGCAAACACACGGCATACCTTCAAAGTCCCTCAGACTTATTTTCTTCAAACATTTACTTACAATTTCCAGGGGAATCCACTCTTGGCTTGACATTACCCATTTGTTAAAAGTCTTTGTCAATACGCCAGTTTTTGCTGTGCTATCAACCAGGGCTTTATCTCTTTCTTCTTCCATAGATTTAATATCTACGGTAACACCCAGGTTAGGTTGGCATTTTAGCCAGCATGATGAGTCTGTCCAGTCATCTTCAGGGTCTAGTTGGTATATAAATGCGGCAAAGTTGTCCAAAGTTTTTACCCCACTTAATACTTCAATAGCCAGCTTATACATATCATGGCAAGGGCCTTCAATATTGAAGCCCGCGGTAGTTATAACAATGGTCAATGGCTGTGTTCTCTGTAATTGTGATGACCTTAATACATCATATACCTTTCTGTCTTTTGCCTCATGGAACTCATCAATAACGGCACATGAAATATTTAAACCATCCAGCCTACTGGCATCACTACTCACCACCTTAACGCTTCCGTTATTTATATCTGACGTTAGTTTTTCCTTATAGTGCTTTATAAGATTTTTCTTAACGTCAATACACTTAGCAAACTTGTCAATGTACTCAAATAATATCTTGGCTTGAGGGTACGCATTTGCTGCACATACAATCTCTGGACTGGCTTCACCATCTAATAACAGCATAATCAGGGAAATAATAGCCACCATAGCATCTTTTCCAGCTTTACGTGCTATTTGAATATAAACTTCCCTTACAACTCTATAGCCAGTTTCCTTCCATTTCAAACCAAATATATAAGCAAATATAAAACTTTGCCAGGGTTCCAAAATAAATGATTTGCCAGCACTTTTACCTTTAAAATGCTTTATTAAACTAACAAATCTTATACAATCATCTACAACATCTTCATCAAAATATATATCATCTCTGGCCTTCATCTCTTCAAATCTGGCCACAGCTTGTTTTATCTGGTCACATACTATAATATTACCATTCTTTACATCTTCTATATATTGGTAATAGGGTTTCACACATGGTATTATTTTTCCTCTTTATTTATCTTTCCCCTCAAAAACTCCTCAACTGCGGACTCTTCCCTTACTGGCTCAACCATATTCATAGCCTTACCAGCTTTTAGGCTTAAGCCCATACTTTTTTGTAAACTCTCCAGCCTCATGGCTGCTTTATCTCTGGCCCCTAATAACTGCACTGGCTGTGGGCCATATCTAGTATTAACAATCAGGCTTGGTAGCTCTTCAATCTCTCTACATATAAACGTATACTGGTAATAATAACTTTCCAGCATGTCCATATCTAGGTCCCAAACCTGTTCTAGTTTTCCGCCGTTCCTCTCCTTTAAATATTCCTTAACTCCCTTCATATAGGCGGTAGTCTTTTTCTTGGCATAGGCTTTACTTTTCTTAGCCCTCTCTTTATCTTCATCCGTCATAGGATAAACCTCATTAGGCGCACTACTACTCATGATATTTAGATTATTCTTCTTTATTTATATATAAATATAATACTAAACCAAAAAAGTATCAAGATTTTTGCAAATCATCTAAAATTTTGTACATACATTCACCATAAAGAAACTGTAAATCCTCAACCAAGGTACTTTTTTGGCTCTCTATGCTACTTTTTACCTCTGGTCCCACAAGATTATCATTCCCATCAGAAATATTCATTTCTAGGGCCGCTTTTTCCTTTTTAAACTGCCAGCTGAGATTAATAGTATATTGCACCACGTCAGCATCTGCAATTATTACTTTGCCAGGCCTATTTTGTAATACCATCTGTTCAATAGTATCTTCAACTCTGTCCTTATAATAAAATAAATACTCTGTTAATTTGTCCATAACTATATAGTTTTTTTTCAAATATAATATTTTTAAAATTAAAACCACCTATGTTCACACACCAGTGGTTTTTAAAAGTTATGTAAAAAATTTAAAATAAAAGAAAATAATAAATGTCTTTGTGACCCAGGGCTAATCCAATAACCCTGGAACTAACGCCTATACTCACGTACCAACGTTTTTAAATAACAATGATAAAAATTAAAAAAAATGAAAAAAAAATTTAGTTATTAATTCAATATATATTTCTCATCACCAGTGCACCCAACATAGAGTGGAACCAATCACTGCCAACTGTCTGGAGGTATGGCTCATATTCTCCGTCCACCATTGAGCATAATTCAGCGTAAAAGCTATTGCTCTCAGTCCTATTCACCACTAACATATCATCACCTATCTGGTATTTAGCGGTTTTTCCGTCTGCAGTCTCAGCCCCTACATTATTGTTAATTAACTCAGCCTTATCAACTAGTATTGACAAAGCCTTTTCACACTTCTCAATCATTTCATTGGTAATTTCATCACCATAGATGTTCTTTTTTGTTGTCATATTCTTCTCTTTTAATTTAAAACTTTACTACCTTAATATAGGCCCTACCAATAAGCTCACAATAAACCTTTTCAAACTCCATAATTGGACCACAAACATCAACTATAACCTCACCACCATATACTGCCTCTATGTTTATTTTTGTGCTAACAGGGTCATTTATTAAGTGATAAACCAATTTGGTTGCAGCATTAATCTGCCACTCACTAGTTGCCTTACTCTTCTCCAGCATTTCTTTAAAATATGACACTGCTTCTTCCTGACCTATGACCATTCTATCAATCATAGTCTTCATATCTACTTTAGTCATTAAATTGGTACCTGCAACCTGGTTGCCGTTGCCCTGTTCATTTTTCTTATTCATTTTTTATTTATTAGTTTATCTTCCTCTAGAACTCCTATCCTTTGGTATTGCAAATTTACAAAAAATCTGTGAGAAATCAAAATTTACAGTATTAACTTTAACATTCATTAACTATACACAAAGCATAGGGCCTTAAGATAAGGGGGTCATAAAAATCTAGTAATTAATAATTTAGGAAATTGAAAATGCTTGAATCTCCGCTTGTTATAGTGGGTACCCTATTTAAATTAATGGGCTGTTCTTTTTTAATGTTATATCCCTCCTTGATATTGTCTATAATATCCTGGGCATCTTGTGGCCAGAGCAAATCAAAAAGGTGCTTGTCCAACTTATCCATATATTTACATACTCCGCTTGGACTAAAACCATTGAAATAACCAAAGTGGGCATCAAAAGAATTGAGCTTGGTAATTGCACCATACTTGTCTACAATACTTATACAAATCTCAGGCTTATTGTTTACGTGGATTAGAATAGTTCCTCCGTCCCCAATCTCATAAACTATTGTAGTCAGCTTGTAATCTGGCTCCAACATTATAGCCCTAATTTTGTTAATCACATGCTTATCCTTAAGCAACGCATTCTCTACTGCTTCTACCATCTTAGTGGTAATCATTTCTTTTTTCATTTCTTTTTATCTTATATATTATTTTATTTTAATTCCTTATATATTTGTAGCAATCTGTTTTTTGCCTCAACCATTTGAAACATTTTGTCACAAACTTTTTTTATCCGCAAATCCGCAGCTCTCACTCCTGGCTCAGACCTTGCCTCAGACTTTTTCTCAGACTATTTTCCTCTCATTTTTCTGGGGTTTTTCATCTGATTTCTTTTGTTTATCATTTTGTTTATTGCTATTCCTATATATATGTGGGCGCATTTTCCTTTATTTGCTTTATTTGTTGCCATATCTTTGCTATTAGTTAAGTATGTTATATTTAAAATGTCATTTTGTTCTTTCCTCAAATAAATAGTATGATGAACAAGAAATTTAAGTTAATAAATCTAAATAGGTAATTTTAACTCCCTATTTACTATCAAAACCATATCAAGGAACTCAAAAAACCTAAGCCATACAGCCATACGGCTTGGTTATGGTAAATATACAAAAAAAATTGAAAAAAACAAATTTTTAGGGTTAAATCTAATACCCAGCCAGCAAATAGTTGAACAAATGTTAAAAGAATTAACAGTGACAAAATGATAGCAAAATGCCCTATTTACTATCATTTTGATATTTTCCTTTATTATTTCCTTATTTATTCATTTGTGCTTACAACATATACGCATAACTGCGTGATAATCAAAACGTTAGAGGGAGGGGTAAGTAAAAAAATAATTACAAGGGCTTCCAAACCTCGCCGCAACTTTTCTTCATAAAAAAAGTAAAAATGGCCTTCTGGACCCTTGTAGAAGGGGTTGTAAAAGGGGTATTTTAGAGAGAAATTAAAAAAATTGCACACCATCCCTGATGTGCAAAATATCATTGTGTCATTAAAATGTATTTATGGCTTACAAACTACATTTGGTCCTTAATATCATCAATGTCAATAAATACAAAATTATGTTCACGTTTTGGAATAAACACAGACTCCATGAATAAATCCCTTTTTATGTAGGACAACCCTTCAGCTTCATCAATATCACTGTCACCAAACTTATTGATGGCCCTGATTAATTGGTTATGAAGTATGTCTCCAGGTTCCATGGTTACGCTGTTATTATTGTGTTCCTCTGCTCTCTCTAGGAGCTCATCATAATGGTCTTCAATTATCTTCCTTATGTTTGTCATCTGGTAATAGTGATTTTAAATAATTATATGTTTCCTCAGGATTATCAACTTTTCCTTTACTATGTATTTCTCCGTGGCACTCATGGCATATGGACTCAAGGTTGTTAAAATCTGTCAATAGTGTATAGTTGACTTCACCACCCTTAAAAGGTGACTCTTTGTGGTGAATAGAAGTAGCGGGGGTTACTTTTCCTTTTTTTAAACACTCCTCACATAGGGGGTGTAGCCTGAGGTATGTTTCTCTGGTTTTTCTCCAAGTGGTATTCTGGTAGGCCTTTTGTCTAAGGTCCCTCATTGGGGTATCCTGGTGTACTGTGCTTTTTCTCTTAATCTTTTCAACTGTCTTCAGGTAAGGCATAGTTATTTGGTATTATTCCATCATGTTTATTAAGTAAATTGGTTATTGTTTCATCATTTCTGGTAATAAAGTCAAGGACCATCATTCTTAAAAGCTGGCTATATGTTGTACCAAATAATTCATTTAGTTCTGAGAGTACCTGCATCTGATTAGGGCTAAGTCTAACAGTAACCCTGCACTGTTGTTTATCTTTTTCTTCCATTAAATAAGTTCTTTATATATAAATATAACAATATTTCAAAAAGTATCAAGAATGTCTAACAAATATGGCCCTTATTTCTAAAATAATTGACAAAATGGGAATACTAGACGTTTTTAGAAGAAAAGATGTAGAGCAACCAAAAGTGGAGGAACGTAGGATATCACTTAGTGACCTTGGTTTCTTCAATGGTTCAAGCTACAACAACAGTAAGGCCATGAAGTTAGCTGCAGTCTATTGTGCCGTAAACCAAATCTCAAATGGTACGGCCATACTTCCAATGCAGGTAAACAGGATTGAAAATGGCAAGAAGAGAAAAATTGACCATAGTCTTTCTAAGTTGCTTAATATGAAGCCTTGTGAGAGATTCAGCCACTTCTCAATGATGAAGATGATGGTTGAGTCATTATTGCTCAAGGGTAATGCTTATGCACTTATTGTAAGAGACTCTAATTTAAATGTAAAGTCACTGGAGTATTTGGATGCAGACAATGTGCAGCCAACTATTGGTGCTGATGGCAGGATTAAGTATTTGGTTAATGGTATCAAGGAGGCTGTAGATAGTGTCAATATGATACATCTTTACCAGCACCTGGATGAGACTTACAGAGGCATCTCTGTTATACGTTATGCAACCACTTCACTTGATGGCATCTGGGCAGCAGAAAAGAATGCAAGTTCTTTCTTCAAGGCTGGCAGTAACGTAAATGGTGTTATCACATCAACTGCACCGCTTACCAATGACCAGAAAGCTCAAATCAAAGATTCTTGGAGTGTATTTGCTAGTGAGGGTGCCCACGTAGCTGTTTTGCCTCAGGGTTTGGATTACAAGGCCATTGCCGTTGACCCTAATGATGCTGCTCTTTTGGATACACGTAAATATGGTGCTACTGAAATAGCAAGATGGTTCAACATTCCTCCAAGCAAGTTATGGATTATGGACCAGGAGTCATACAACTCAACTGAGTTTGCTCAGCTTCTTTTCCTTAGTGATACTATTTTACCTATCACTTCATTAATTGAGAATGAGCTTAACAACAAATTGTTCAAGCCTTCAGAGGTTGGTAAGTTGGTAATTGATTTTGATTTCACAGCTTTGTTAGAAACGGACAAGAAATCACAGGCTCAGTATTATAATTCAATGATTAGTAATGGTGTTTTAAGCATTAATGAAGTACGTGATAAGTTAGGATTTGAGCCAGTAGCTGCAGAAGATGGTGGTGATGCTCACTTCATTCAGATTTCTTATGGCTCAGTTAAGAATGTTGCTTCTGGTGCTTATATCAAGCAAAATGCTCAGGACCAGAATCAAAATGTAGATAATAAGGTTAAACAAAATGATAAGTAATGATTACCTATAAGGATTTTATATTGGTTAAGGGAAAATACTATGATATTAGTATTCCTTTTGATGTTACTGGCTTCACTGGTTTTAACTGTGAGTTGTTTACCAATTCAAAGATTAAAATAACTCCAGCCAATATAGCCTTTGATGACGGTAAGGTAATTGTTACTTTCAATCCTGAGACTCTTGATGATGGTGTACTTTATTATGAGTTTACATATTATGTGGATAATGTGCTTCAAATAAAGTGTACCAATACTCCATTTGTTATTAGGACCCCAGAGGGATATAGTGCTCAGACTGCAGATGAAATATACGCATCAGGTGAAACAGCTGGTGCTGAAGCACAAAAGGCCCTTTTAACTGGTGCCACTATTATAGAAAATGGTGAGTATGTTAGACCTGATGGTTATAGTGCTATTACCGTTAATGTACCAACAAATATTGATGTTATTTCAACAGCCTTCACCGTTACTGCTGATACCCAAAGTGTTGAAAGTGAAACTGGAAAGGCCTTTACTGATGTAACTGTAGATGCATCTCAATATGGTCAAGACAAATATTCATCAGGCTATACATCAGGTTATACAGATGCATCTGCTTTGATGCCCATAATCACTGGAACAAGTTATGCATATGCACATGGTGATGATAATCAAATAACATTAAGTGCTGAAACTGGAACAGCCTGGTCTGCTGTTACAATTGATGCCTCTGAAAAGTTTATAGACGGTTATAACATAGCTGTTGATGATTTAGAGGCAAACGCAGTTGAATTATCTGTAAGTGCAAACGGTATATATGATGCTGATATACAATATGAAACCAGAGGCTATATTAAAAAAGTTACCGTTAATGTGTCAGGCGGCACCCAGGAACCATTTTTTGGTAAAGTTGCTGACCTTACTGGAGTTGGATTTGCTCTTAATCCATTTAATGTTAATGATATGATAGAACTTGAGTTTATATGCCCAAATCTAAGTGCTTATACTGACCAAACATTGTCAATAGTATCTTGGTATGATGATGACTGTAACATCTCATGTAATTTTTCTAGTAATATGACTAGGCTTAGTTTTAATACTGATAATACTGGTAATGAATTTAGTATAAACCGTATTGAAAATAAGCCAATGTTGTTACAACTTTATAAGAACAGCCAAGAGATGATTGCAACTGCCAAAATGTCTGGTGATTTGACTAATTATTCTGGAGACTCCCTTACAGCTTCATCTGTGTATGTTTTTGCTAGAGACTTTTGGGGAATGCGCCCAGGAGAAACACCACGTTATTTAAAGTCATTCAAAAAGTACCATTTTGAAAATGGACTTTATATTCTACAAGAAGATGTTAGACCGCGCAGTGATGGTAAAATGTGGGATTTGGTAACAAACCAGGAGTCAACCATAGACTGGATTAAATATGATGAAACACATCCAACAACATTCAACACTCTATATGAGTGGGAAATATCTTAAAAAAAACTGATTGTCCAAATCATTTTATTCTTCTTTTTTTCTTCCTCTCAGGGTCCTCTTGAGGGGAAGTTTTTTATTGTGTGACAGTCAAGGCCCTTATTTCTAAAATAATAACGTTAAAAAAATTAATACTATGCAAGCAAAAGTAGTGGGAAATACCCCTTTCAAGGTCCTCAAGGACACTTGTGCTATAGCCCCCAGTAATGGCTATACTTTGAATTATGCTGTTTCAAAAGATGGCCCTTGGACCGCATGGCCTGAGGATGTTCCATCAAATGAGACATTAATTATAAATGGCCTTACACCATTTATGTGGCTCAAACTTGAAGGTAATGAAGATGAGTTAGATGTAATCCTTTAATAACTGGTAAAAATATTAAGAAGATATGATTATAGATTTTAGAGGAAAAACAGGTGGAAGTGGTTCAGGCGGTACTAGTAACTATAATGAGTTATCAAATAAACCTAAAATAAATGGCGTTACACTTTCTGGTGATAAGAGCAGCGCTGACCTTGGTATCAGTGGTGGTACAACTGATTATAATGAATTAGACAACAAACCTCAAATAAATGGTGTGGTTCTTTCTGGTAACGTTACAACAGAGGACCTTGGTATCAGTGGCGGTACAACTGACTATAATGAATTAAATAACAAACCTCAGATAAACGGCATCACACTTAGTGGTAGTGTGACAACTGAGGACCTTGGTATTACTTCTGAGTCATTGGAACCAGTTGCTTCAATACCTAGTGGTGCCAGTGTTGGTGAAATATATACTATCAATAAGTCTGAAACAGTAGCATATGGCTGGGAAGAAATAGAAAATGGTTATGCATTTAATTGCAGCCTCAATCCAGCTTCTGGTGATACTCCTGTACTAATAGGTGATTTAGTTGGTGCTTATACTGGCAGTAGCGTCTATATGTACTCAGATGGTCACATTGAGGCTTTTGGTGATTCCATAAACATTGGTTTTGTTAGACAAAATGAATGGCAGCTGCACCCTGACCCAACTGGGCAAAGTTATGTAACCACAAACTACTATAATTATAACAGAATAGAGTTTACTTTTACTGATGCTAGACCTGGATTAGAGAATGCTATATCATCACGCTCAGTAACATCATCTGAAATCAAGGCAGTACAGGTGGCAGGAGTTAACTTGCCTATTGCACATTGGGAGCTCCTAGATAAATACCAGGACCGTTATGGACAAATACAGTGTTGGATAAATGAGAATGGTAAAAAGGATTTAACACCAAATACAGAATTAGGTCTATTTAGATATTATGAGGCTTATTTTAAGCTCTACACAAACAATGATGGTTACTTCTGTGTGGATTATTCAAGTGATTCAGCAGTTACTTGGAACCATTATATATCAAATGCTAATATACCAGTAAGTGAGCCTGAGTATTATCCTATTGATGTTACTGACCCAAATGGAAAGAACGTTTTGCTAAAGGCTTGGTTCAAGGCTGGTGATGGAAACTATGGTTTGATTATAAAGGCAAATAAGTCTTTGTGGATAGAAAACATTGTAACCCCTACTGGTATTGTACCCACAAACATTTTAATGGAAGGTGCCAGCTATGAGATTCTTACCTTAAAGCCAAGTATTAATGGCGTTGAATTATCTGGTAATAAGTCTACAAATGATTTAAAAATAAGACTTGGTTCACTTGATGGTGACTTTGGTATTAAAAATCTACAGTCATTTACATATAGTGCGGATGGTTCAGATGTAAGTGGTAAGACTGGTTTTGTCATTGACTGGGATGGTAGCTCAGATATGACTTATACTGCTGAGGCTTATTACAGCAAGTCTTGGGGTTCCAACAGTGCTTGTACTCCTTATTTCAGTGCTGGCACTTGGCATAACGTAGCTGAGTGGAGAAATTGTGGTCATACTTTTGAGATATTACCTGGAAATAAATTGTACTACAAGTGCGTAAGTGATGCATCTAACTGGAAGTTTGATGGCAACTATAGTGGTTCAACAGAGCTTAATTATATAGATAGTATTCAAGGTGCTGCCCTTGGTACTTTACAGTTGGCTCAAACAAGTAAAGAGGTAAACAGTATGATTGTGTTTGAAAATGCCAACACAAGTGGTACTGCTACTTTTAGCGCATCAACTGGTGATGTGGTTGTTCTTGACATTGACCTGGTATTTGATGAATATTATTTTATTACTGGTGGTACAATTAATGGTGTAGCCTTAGTACAGGATGGAGATTTTTTGAGTGGTGAGCTAAGTGATGGACTTAGTGTGGTAAAAACATATCAAAACTATGCTGCAATATATGACCTTGGACATACAATAAATCCTTGGGATAGCCCATATCAATCAAAAACAGTAAGTATCACAAACGTAGAGAGAACCGCAGGTGATGGACAGGATTACTTTACTGATTACATATTTAACCCTAAAGATACTGACAGTTATGATGCTTTTCAATATAATGGCTACACCTGGGATAAACTTGCAAAGGATTATGAGTTACCTGCACCTGCTGTTGGTGAAACCTGGGTGCCTTTTGTTGCTAGTGGATTTACATATGTAAGACAAGACTTTAACGGTGCTGGCCAATATGGTGTAGAATGTGGTGGTGATGCTAAATCATATGTTTTACTTACTGCTGACGGAAATCTAGATTTTGTGTCTTGGGGTAGCAAGATAAACTTAGGTAACGGTATTTGGGTTAACACACCACTTAATGGTGACCTTGGCTACGTATACTGGTGGGTTAAAGATGGTAAGGTTTATACCAAAGTTTCAGGCAATAAGATTATAGCTGCTTTTAAAGATGATAATATAGGTACCAATCCAGAAGGTTGTTTACCATTTTAATAATTGAAATAATTTTTACATATATGGATACTAATAACATGGAAGTAAGACAACTCACAGTTGAGTTAAGAGCATGTGATGAAGATGGCAAGAGATGTGTTCAAGGCCGTGCAATTCCATTCAATGTAAAGAGTCCTAACCGTCAAGGCTTCAGGGAGTTAATAGCCCCTGAAGCTGTTGAGGGTGTTATTGAGGCAAGTGACATCAAGATGTTATATAACCATGATGAGTCAAAAGGCTTCTTGGCACGTTCAAACAAGGGAAAAGGAAAGCTTAACATTGAGGTGAAGGAAGATGGCGTATACTTCTCATTTGAACCAAAAAAGGATAATCTTAGCCAGTATGTTTATGAAAGACTTGAGTCAGGTGAGCTCAATGAAATGAGCTGGGCCTTTACCGTTGCAGAAGAGAACTGGTCTAAGGGTGAAGATGGTGTTTATGATAGAACCATCACCAGATTTGAGAGATTGTATGATTTCTCAGTGGTTGATTCAAGCTACTATGGCATTGAGAATGCTGTAAGTTGCCGTTCATATCAGGAACTCCTTGACAAAGAAGCTGAAGAGCTCAGAATCCAGAAGGAAAAGGAGGAACAGGAAAGACGTGAACAGGAAGAGGCCCAGAAAGCTGAGCAAATCAAACAGTATTACGCTAATAAAAAGGAAGAGTTGAAGGATTATCTTTAATCTGTGACACTTTGTTTCCTTATTAAATAAATAATGTTAAAAAAAGCTTAAACAATGACAGAACTTGAATTACAAGAAAAAGTTCTCAATTTGCGTAATGAGTTGAACACTATTCTTACCAATGGTGAAGCTGAAGTTAGAGAGCTCACAGAGGATGAGAATAACAGAGTTGCTGAAATCCGTCAGGAAATAGATAATGCAAATGCAGAACTTAAGAGTATTGAAGATGAAAACAAGCGTTTAGCTGAAGAGAAAAATAATAATACAGAAAATACACAAATTAAAATGAAAGAGGTTAGACTTTTTGATTTAATCAAGGGTACCGTTAATGGTACATTAAGTGATGAGCAGAGAGAGTTTGTACACGGCAATAAGATTGACTACCGTGCTGCTATCATGGCTACTCAGGCTGGTCAGGGCCAGGAAAACGTTCCTGAGGATAAGAAAGGACTTGACGTTGCAATACGTAATGCATCAGTTCTTAATAAGATTGGAGCTACATTTTTTTCTAACGCAGTAGGAGACATCAGCATACCGCGTTACGCTGGCTCAAACGTAGCTTGGAAGGGTGAATGTGTTGCAGCTGATGATGGTGCAAGTGGTTTCACTGAGACTGTTCTTAGCCCTAAGCGTTTGACTGCATATTTGGACATTAGTAAAACCTTCTTAGCCCAAGACAGCAATGACGCTGAGGCTATACTTATAAATGACCTTGCTGCAGCTATAGCTGAAAAGCTTGATAAGACTGTATTTGGTGACGGTGTTGGTTCAAGCACACAGCCTGCTGGTTTGTTCAACTCAGGTGCTACTTATTTGACAACTGGTACTTCACTTACTGCTGCTACTTATGACAACGTACTTGACCTTGAGTCTGCAGTAGAGGAAAAGAATGGTCAGAACTTTATATTTATTGCCAATCCTAAGGTAAAATATCAGCTTAAGGGCACTCAGATGGCTTCTGGCTTACAAATGGTTTATAACAATGGTGAGATTGATGGCTACAAGGCTGTTGTATCAAATAGTGTAGCTTCAAAGGGTGTTATCTGCATGGACCCAAAAGACCTTGCAGTTGCAACTTGGTCAGGTGTTGAAATCACTGTTGATACTCTAAGCCGTGCAATCTATGGAGAGGTCAGAATTGTTGTTAACTATCTTGTTGACGCTAAATTACGTGGTGACAGAATCAGCGCTGAGCTCTTCTCTTAATAACTAACTAAAAAACTTATCTCAATGATAATTGAACTTGACTATGCTAAAAAGCATTTAAATCTTGAACAAGACTTTCATGATGATGATGAATACATCCTTGGTCTTTGTGCTATGGCTGAAAACGCAGTCAAAGTTCATGTCAATGATAGTCTGGAAAATATTGCTGAAAAGAACGGTGGGGATTTACCTCCCGTTCTTATTCAAGCAATGCTGTTGATGATTGGTAATATGTACCAAAACAGAGAGCCAATAGCTACAACCAAGGTTATTCCTTTACCACTCAATTATGAGTACCTAATAAACTTATATAGAAACTATAATAAATAATGGTCAGTTCTGGAGCACTTACTGAAAAACTAAAGTTCTACCATCAGGTTGAAACTCAAACTGAAAGTGGATTTAAAACTGTTGTTGAGGAACTTTACCTTGAAACCAGGGCGGAGAGACTTAAGAACAAAGAGAACTACGTTGTTGATGCAGGTGAGCTCTTTCACTCAAGTGAACTAACATTCAAGTTCAGAAAGAGAAAAGAGGTTAAGGATACTGATATAGTTGAATATATGGGTGGCAGATACAGGATAACCAGTTTGGATATTTACCCAAAAGACAACCAAATGATAATAATTGTAAACAAAATCAATGAGTAATGCCTAGAATAGACCTTGGTTCATACAAGAAGTGGAAGATTGGCAATGATATCCGTAAGATACTTATGGCTGATGCTGATGTTCAACAGGCTGTTGGTAACAAGATATTCCCTATTGTGGCCCCAGAAAACACGGATGGAGATTTCATCCTATATACCAGGGAAGCTTATGGTAAGGAATATGTAAAACAGGGCCTATATGAGGATAATTGCCAGGAAGAGATATTGATTGTTTCAGACCACTATGACAATTCAACTGACATAGCTGAAAAAGTTGATAAAGCCCTTTCTGGAAGACATACCCTTGATTGCGGTGCTAAAATTACCATAACAGTTGCTACATCAAATGAAAGTTTTCAAGACAACAAATACGTTCAAAAGATAGTTTTTAAAATTGAATAATAATACATAAAAATACATATTAATACTATGGCAGCTTCATATACTGACAATGATTTAGTAAAAGCCAATGACCTTTTACTTTATATTTTCACTGGCTCTACTTCAGCTACTTCTGTTCCAGTTGCTTTTGGTACAAGTGCTGGTTTACAGATAGATGGCCAGACAATTTCAGCAAATAACAAGATGGCTTGCAAATGGCAAACCAACATGGCAGGAAATAACAGCTATACTGTAAGTTCAGATTCACTTTACACTGACACTGCTGATGACTTCAGTTTTGATGACCTTTTGGCTCTTCAGATTGCTGGTAATCCAGTTAAGTGGGCTCTTGCTCAGCCTACAAGTGCATCTACAGCTTCATGCCCTGGCACTTATGAGCTTGATTCAAGCAAAGTAACTGCTTGCGGTTCAGGTCTTATCACTTCACTTAGCCTTAACGCTGGTGTTGATGAAGTAGCTTCTTGCTCAGCAACAATTACAGGTTCTGGTGCAATATATCAGAATCTAACTAATTTGTTTGCTTCTTAACCTTTTAGGGTACTATATATTGCTGTTGGAGGTCCAATTTGGGACCTCCTTTTGTTTTATGTTGGGTACATAAATGAATAACCTTTATAACGTTTATATTTGTTAAACAAAACATCTTTGACACTACTTTCTGACTTTAAATTAAGCTTTTGGCAAGCATCAAAAATTGAATCAAAATCAACTATTGACCCATCTGGACATATAGCTCTTACAGGTATATTTCTTGGATTAATAAATAAATGCTTATATTTTTTATACCAGTTTCTATTTTTAGTTCTACCTATTTGATAAAGCTTTGGCATTTCTTTTGCCATGGTATAATTGTATTTTATTACTGCGTTATAATAATCTTCTTCCGTATAATCACTATGTTTTAAACCACCTAATGAGCCACCAGGTGCTTTATTTAACAGTGTCCAACCTAAATCTCTATATTTCTGCATCCAATTTATTTCACCTTGTCTACTTTCTTCTGCTGTTAGACCATCTTCTAATATTTTTATACTAGGTACTTTAATATTATTTTCAATGGCATATTTGCAAACTGAATCATTTTCATCATTTGAATGTTTTTTTTCCCGTAGGTCACCCGCTTCACCCTCATGTGTTCTACCAACATAAGCAACCTTGTTTTGTGGATATTCATATACGTAAACATAGTGTATAGGGTCTGTGATATAATTTTTAGGTAATACTATATTATCACATAATCCCCAAAGATTACGTTTTGATAATTCATTTGCTAATGCACAACAACTATTTCTTACTTCAGTTCTTGTTTTACCTTCAAACTGTTTTGCCATATTTATTAACTCTTCATTACTAGCATGTTTAAAGGTGCCATTTTTCTTTTTAACATGTTCAAGTGGCAATAAAACTTCTGGCATATTACGTCTAAACCATAACTCATATGCCTCATATTTTTTTTTAAACTCACACAAGGTTTTGCATTCAAGCACCAAGCTCTTTCTTCTTTCAATTTCTTGGTTTGTTAATTTTTTCATATGTCAAATTAATAAAAAAATCTTTCCGTGATTATACAAAAATTATTTTTCAAAAGCAAAAATCAGTTGTCAGTAATCCAAACATCTTTTTAAAGAAAAGAAGAAAATGAATATTGAAATAAAACTTAATGTAAGGTCTGGTACCCTATATGAAAAGCTTACTGGTAAAAACTTTTTTAAAGTAAGTAATGAGGAAGAGAGTCTTTGGTTAATGTATGCTTGCTATGTTTCAAGTAATAGACACGTGACTTTTGATATGTTTCTTAAGATGCTTGAAAATAAACATTTTGCTGATGCTATTACCAAGGCATTTGATGATATCAGAAAAATAGAGTCACAAATGGTTCAAAAAGATGAAAATGAGCCTGAAGAAAAGAAAAAAGAAAATGATGACATTACATTAACTGATATGGCCTCAGTACTCATTATCCAATATGGAATGGATGCCCATTATGTATATGAGGAAATGAGATTGTATGAAATAGAGAGTTATTTCAAATGGGCTAATAATAAATATCAGGCTGAGATGGAAGAAAAACGTTTCTGGGCCTTTTTACAATTAACACCATTTGGTGGCGGTAAGATGAAAAAACCTGATGAACTTTTAAAGTTTCCGTGGGAACAAAAGGCTGCAGAACAAGATTTGATTAATAAGAAGGATATGATTAAGGCAGTATTTGCATCCTTCAGAGAAAAAAGAAAAATGTTAGAGAATGGCGCAGGAGGGCTTAACACTGACAATAGACCAGAGGGATATGGAGGCACTGAATCAGAGTCTCCAGAGGCTGGACACGTTGGAACAGGAGGCGGCAGTGAAGAAAACACTGACAATGGTTGCTGATGAACTGAGGGCAAAAATTGACCCAGAAGTACCAGTTAAATCAGGCAATCTCAAAAGAAGTCTCAAAAGGGATTACAACAAGAAACTCAGTAAAAAATATGTCTCTTCACGTGTTGGTTACAAAAGACCTGGAGGTAATCACGCACACTTGCTTGATAGGGGCACCCAGGAGAGATGGACCAAAAAGGGGCAATATAGAGGAAAGGGTCCAGCACTCATGTTTCATACTGGAACATTTGAGGCCAATAAGGAGACATTATCAAGACATTTGGGAGATTATTTGGAAAAAAATATAAATGATATTTGGGAAGGAAAAAAGTAATATAAATATATGGCTAATAAGAACTTAACATTAAAGGCTTCTGTAAGCCTTGAAGTAAAAAAGGCTTTATCAGGTCTTGGTAAATTACAGACTGGTATTGCTAATATAGGAAAGAGTTTAGCTACAGCATTTAGTGTGGCCAGCATAGCTATGTTTGGTAAACAGGTTATCAATATAGGCAAAGATTTTGAAGATGCTATGGCCAGGGTTAAGGCTGTATCAAATGCTACTGTTGGTGAGTTCAATACCTTGACTGCTGCTGCTAGAAAGATGGGTGAAACTACCAAATATACGGCTACTGAGGCTGCTGAGGCTCTTGAAAAGCTTACACGTAATGGTATGAAGGCAACAGAGGCAGCTTTGGCTTTACCATCTGTACTTAAGTTTGCCCAGGCTAACGCAATTGAGTTGGCTCAGGCTGCAGATATATTGAAGATTTCTCTCAATATGTTTGATTTGTCTGCAACCAACTCAGCACGTGTAGCTGATGTACTTTCAACAACTGCTGCAAATACTGCAACTAATGTATTGGAATTACATGATGCGTTAGTTAATGTAGCTCCTGCTGCAAAGGTGCTTGGATTTGGTATAGAGGAAGTGGCCAGCGCCATTGGTGCTCTTGCCCAGAGAGGTGTTAAAGGTGCTGCAGCTGGTACTCAGTTGAGAATAGGTTTAATCAAAATGGTGGACCCAAAAATCATCAAAAAAATGCAGGCTCTTGGCATTGATATTGATGAAAACACAATGAAGGCTGAGGGTCTTTATAACACTTTAAAGAAGTTCTCTGACCAAAACGTATCACTTGAACAGTTGACTGAAATATTTAGCCAGAAGGGTGCTGTTGGCGTTCAACAGTTAGTAAACGGTCTGGAGGATATGCAGTATATGATGGCTCAGATTGCCAACCAGGCTGGTGAGGGTGGTACAACTGCAAGAATGTTCCGTGATGGTATTGGTTCAATGAAAAGAGAACTTGATACCTTGAAGTCAAAATGGGAATCAACAATGATAGCTTGGTCTACTGGCACCAAATCTCCTATTACTAGTGCGGTAAGGTTCTTACAAAATATGGCTGATATGCTCAGAAACAGCTTTGGTTCAGCTATTATTGCCCTATCAAACATATGGCTTCCATTACTAGTAAAGGGTATTGTTAATCTTGTTTCAAAGTTAAAGATTCTCAAAACTGCTATTACTGATTTAAGTCTTGTATCCTGGAAAAATATTTGGGTTGCTCTAGCTCAGGCTGTTGCTTTGGTGGTATCTTCAGTAGTTGGTGGCATCCAAAAAATGAATAGGCCTATTAAAGAGGCTACTGACGCTCTTGATGGCCTTGACGTTGAGGCTGGCAAGACAAAAACTCAAATGGACAAACTTGCTGACTCAATGTCTCATTTGTCAAAGGATAATTCAGAGGACTTTAATGCTTTTGTATCCTTGCTTGACAAATTAAAGGCATTATTCCCTGACCTTGCTGATGCAATTGATGATGCTGGCAAACGTGCCTTTAACAGCGGCAACTGGAAAGAGTTTAAAGAAACACTAGAAGATATTTATTCCTTACAAAACAAGATAACCAAACAGGGTGCTTACAAAGACTTATATGAGGCTCAGATTAACAAGATGAGAATGACTGGCCTTATTGGTCCAAGTATGTCTCAAAACCCAGCACATTTTGGTAATAGTTATGCTGGCCCAAGTAGAGACTGGACTGGTGCTGCTTTCTTAGACAAGATAGAAAGTGCAATGAAGAATGGTTTTGGCAAAATACAAATAGAGGATTTCCAAAACAAATTAATTAAGGCCATAATTGAAAATACTGAAGAAAATGCTGAAGCAAAAATTAAACAATATCTTGAAAATTATTCAATTGGAGATTTGTTCTCAGATGAGTTGATAAAAAACTTTGCCAAGGCAGTTAAAAACTCAGATATGTTTAAGGCTACCTCTCAAATATGGAGTAATATAGCTAAAATGCCGTTAGATATTCTTTGGGATAAATATAACATTGCTTCAAAGAACTTTGATGAAAACCTTAAAACTCTTGATAGAAAAACTGA